GATTTAGTAGTAATACTACTAGATTTTAAACTTCGTCTAAACTTATCAATAGCTGAATTGTTTCCTTCACGTTTAGCGGCTTCAATAAGTTTGTCAGCATTCATTGTAAAGTATGCTGATTCTATGAGATTCTTAACACCACCCTTAGCATAGTCCTTTTGGTACTTTGTTTTACCGTCTGTATCTGGCTTAAGTATATAATCCATTAAAACCTTTTTATCTTTTTCAGGGACTGTAATACCACGTATATTCTTTAAGCCTTTTATTTCGCTAACAACGTTATCATAGAATTGCTGTTGTCTCTGTAACTATTCACGATAAGCCTTTTTCTGATCCTCTAATAGCTGTTTCTTCCTTTCCTCTTTAATCTCTTTAAGGTCTTCTAAAGCGTCTTGTGCTTCATCTTCAAGCAATCCAGCTTCTTCGTATCTACTTACTAACTTATCAATCTTCTTAGTAGAGAATCCTTTCTCTTTAAGTAATTGTTTTACTACCAATTTCTGATTAGTTTCATCTTCAATATCAATATCATCTAAATCTAACTCAGCATCAATAGTCAGATACTTCTTTAAATCTCCACCTTGCTTTACGAAATTATCTAGTGCTTCAACTTCTTCACTAGAGTATTCAGGCTTACTATTTTCTTCAATGACATTTTGGAAGTAATTAATTAACTCATCAACACTTTTGGGTTTATCTTCATCTTCTTCAAATTCCCAATTGAGTTTTTCAGCCATAGCATCAAAGAAGTTAGTAACAACATTTTCTTCATTGTTATCTTCAATCTCTTCTTCCTCTTCTGCTTCTTCCTCAATGGTTTCTTCTTTACGAGGTCTACCAGGCTTACGTTTTGGTTTATCTTCAATATCTCCTTCTTCGATTTCTTCTTCCTCAGTATCTTCCTCTACTGGATTTTCTTTATTATTCTTTACTTCGATATTGTTCTTTTTAATATCTTCCAATTCTTCATCGTCTAGTGATTCAAATTCATCAGCGTTAACGTTAACGTTTTCATCAACATTTGAATTTCTAAAACCACCGTCTGGATTAGGGATAAAGCTATCTAGTACAGCTTCAAATCCACCTAATGTCATTTTTTTATCCATAATTAAAATATTTAATTAGATTTATTTTTTCTTCTTTTTACCTTTATTCCATTTAGCAGCATTCTAAGCGAATATTGCTCTCTTTCTTGTTACAGGATTCTTACTGTGAGTTAGTTCTTCTGTTGTCTTTCCTGTCTTCTTTTTAGTTGCATTGAACTTACCTCTATTCTCTGGCTTTATCTTTATCTTCTTCATAATTCTAAAATTGTTTATTTACTATTGGATAAGTACCAAGTAAAGGTATCTTGTTAAACCATTTTGTATACTATCCAGGTGTAGCAAATTGAAGATAAGCAGCTTCAATAGATCTCATATCTTTAGGTAATGATCTTATAGCTTTCTTAATCTATCTAGAAGTTACCTTATCTCCTATATTATTAATCATGCCATTCTTAAACATATACTCTCTAAGAGTATTCATATAAGACTTCTATTCTGTATCTTTACTATAATAATCAGTTTTATCTGGAAATAATGGATTCTTCTATTTTGATAAATCTCTTTTTAACTCTGCAAACATAGAGTTGCTATAATCAGGATTTGAACTTTTAGCTAAATTGAAATCTACATAGTGTCCTAATTCATGTCTAGTAGTAGGATAATCTATCTCTGTAAGATTTCTATTTATCTAATACTCAAAATCATCGTATCCTGCTGGTTGTCTTCTGGTAATATACCTATTTACAGCTGCGTCTTTAGCCTACATTTTAGCCTTAGCATCTAACTGTTTTATAACAGGATTAGGTAAATTCCAATAATTAGTATTATACTAATTAATTATATCTTCATATACTTTAGCGTAATTATCACCGTATGTATTCTAAATCTATCTAGCTCTTTCCATATAAGCTGGATTAGAATATAGATCTTCAATTATTCTATTTCTAGATTCTATAGCATCATCATATAATTTATATGTACGAGCTTTATCTTCAGCTTCTCTACGGAATAAACTATTTATTTTATCCTACACAGTTCTTCTTACTTCTGGTACATATTTAGAAGAGTATTTAGTTAATCCTCTAGCTACATTAGATACTGCATTACCTGCTAATTTAAATACTGGATTAAGTAAAGCTCCTTCTACATATAAACTACCTAATGGATCTGAATTTGAAACATAACCTGCACCTGGGTTATATCCATATGTAGGATTATATGGATCTCCTTTAGGGTCAAAGTTAGTAATAGGTCTTTCACTAGTATTCTGTGGTGGATCTTCATCTACAATACCACCATCTGCATACTTCTTCCAATCCCAGTACTTCAGCTAGGGATTATTCTCCCTAGCCTACTTATACTGTTGCATTCTCTATCTAAATGCTTCACGTTCCATAATTATTTACTTTTCTTTCCACTTTTAGATGACTTCTTGCCACCTTTCTTTCCACCACATGCCATAATTATAAAGTTTTAATATAGTTAAACCAATTTTTCCTATTCTCTTTGTAAGTCTTTTTACGATTTTTTATTTTATACTTATTTGTATTAATTTCGTAATCAGATTTATCTTCGTTTGCATATGCTTCCATTTCATAAGGTATTGTATAGTATGCAGAAGATGCTGGGTAAGTAATAGGATTGCCTTTGACCCACTCCCATACATAATCAGTATAATACTTTAACCAACTACCCTTATTCTTAGCCTACTGTAAATGTATATTTTCGTGATTCCAAGTAGTAGTTTTAATATTAGATTCTTTCTTTTTAGTTAAAATATACCCGCACCAACTCATGGCAGAGTATCCACTAAAAGGATAATGATCCATATGTTTATACTATACTTTATCTTTATTCTTAGTAGTAGTAAATAATTGTTTTACTAACCACCATGTTTCTTTAAACCAGTTCATAGTTATTTAGATTTAGATTCGCCTACTACTTTATTTCTCAAAGCTGTCTTTGCCTTTAGCTTCTCTCTATCCATAGCAGCTTTATCAGACATACGTTGCAACTCAGTTTCATGCTTCATTCTATCTTTTTCAAGCTGTATCTTCTTATTTTCAGCTTCTCTCTTTTGCTCTATCTCTCTACGCTTATTATTAAGTTCTAATTGTTTAGTAGCAATATCAGAATTTATCTTCTACTATTCTAGTGCTTGTTTTCCTATTTCAATTGGATCAGGAATGCCATTCATATCTTGATCCATATTCTTAGCACCACGATAAGTATTAATTTGTGCTACAGTAATTTTAGTAGCGTTGTCTTGATCTGTTTTATATTTTTCAAGATCCATTTCTGCTTCCTTAAGCATAAGCTCTTCTTCTTTAAGCTGATTCTGTTGTTCTGCCATTTGTTGTTGTGCTTGTTGTTCAGCTTGCTGCTGTTGCTGCATCTGTTCCATTCTTTTCTGTTCAATTTCCTCAAGCCTATTCTTAATCATACTCATGTTATCTAAAGTAATGATTTCAGCAATATCTAACAGACTGGCACCGTTCTGCATAGCAGGTTGTAGCAATTGCTTTAATTGATCTATATACTGTTGATTCTTAGTACTATCATCTACAAATATATCCATATCTTCGTAGAAGAAATTATCAGATAATTGTACAAATGCTCTAGTAGCATCATCTAATATATAATTCAAGTATTTCTTACTATCTTTCCAAGCAGCTTTAGAAGTGTTCAACAGCATAGTTAATACTCTTCTTTTTACCTAATTGTGATTCCAGAACCAAGGTTCAGTAATATGATAAGACATACTAACAGCAGTATTAGTATTACCCACTAATTCACTAGCAGCAATCTACCCTTGTCTTTGTGGAGTAATACCAGTAAGCTTAGCTACCATGTCTTCAATCTTTTGCATCAATTGAATATACTCAGCTATTACATTACTCATAGTTAAGTCCCAAGAAGATAACTAGTTGAATTGAGATGGTTTACCTCCTTCACGTCCTGGTATATCCCACCCTTCATCATATGGATTAATAAAAGCTACACCTAGTGCACTTAAGTAATGCATCCACTTATTAACATCAATATTCATAGATTTAGGTATCTAAGTAATATCCATTACTGCTACTTTACCTTTATCTCTAGATAATGCTAATTCAAGTCTATACCATACTACAATATACATATACTGTAACGGTTTCATCATACTTACTAATGATCTAGGCTTACTATTAGTATTATTATATACTACACCAGTGTAAGGCAATTTCTGTGAATTAGGATTATCAGCAGATATATGTTGATATTCAATAGGTTGAATTCCTATATACATATCATCACCGATTCTATATCCTTCCCACACTTCAATAATCCAATCCCATTCTACAGATTGTTCTGTACCTGTTACTTTATAATCTTCATCTACTTGAAATTCTTCAACTTCTCCAGTTTCTGGGTTTAGTAAAGTAACAAATCCTATCTTTTTGAAAGACTTCCAACAGCAATGATATACTACTATATGATCTATATCAAATGGATTATCTGTAAAACTATTAATCTTGTGTAGTTTAATAGATTCATAATCTATACTAGTCTTTCTTATCTCTGGATTATTACCTGCTCCAGGTCTTTGATCAATAAGTTCTAATAACTCATTTAGTTGTCTTTCAGACATTTTATCATAGAATCTGTCGTATATTTCAGTAGCAGACATGATCATCTTTCTGCGGCACCATGCTGCATCATCTATAAATTCTAAGTCTAAAGAATGCTCATAATCAAAGTACATAGGATTTACTCTTTCTACATAAGGATCTCCATTGATTACACCTATGTAGTATATTTCTTCTCCGCCTATTAAGGCATCTTTCCAGCCTTTATAGAATTCATGAGTAAGATTCAATTTTCTCTTGAGGAATTGCAATGCATGATAAGCTTCAGTTTCTGCTATATCCTTATAATCTTTCTATAGATACTTAGCTATAGCTTCCGGAGTCTAGATTTCTCCTGTAGCTAATGCTTGTTCATATCTGGCTGCTTGTTCTGGACTTAACTTACTAGCTATAGTAGCCTGAATATAATCCATTAGCATTTCTTTGGCTTTTTCCTATAGTTCACTAGCAGCTATATCACTTGTGCGTTGTGGATGAAAATTAAAAGGTCTTTTAGTTTCTTCACCAAGTAACTAATCTACATATGGTTTAATAATATTATAATCCTATGCCATAGCAGGAAATCCATCATCTTGTTTAAATGGATTAGTTACATATTTAAGATCCTTTTCATTATATATGCTATTATATAAATCATAGTAAGTCTACATCTCGTCAGATCTAGATCTACCATTACCACCAAATCCTGAATCTCCAGCGCCTACTACATAGTCTACGCAGGCTTCTTTCCAGGCTTGTGTCTTCTTTGACATTGGTAGTTTCTGTGCAGGGAAACTTTTAGTATTCTTCATAGTTAAAATGTATATACATTATCGTCATTAGAAAATACTCTAGGAGTATCATCATTGAACCAACTCTGCGCAAAAATTGGTCCATCGAAGAGCATCTTCTATTTGTTTTCTTTTTCTTTCTTTTTAACAACTACATTATATAGTTGTTCTCTATATATCATAACCTACATCAACGCCATCACTCGGTCAAAGTTACCTGTATCATTATAGCTTATTAGCTCTTCTAATAGCGGCTCTGATAGTATCCTAGTTAAGTTTTTCTTACCTGGTGCATACTCTTCATTCAACCATTCTTTGATCATACCTTCACCCCATTGCTTTATCTACTTATTCATATGACAACCTTTTCTTCTTTGCACTTTAGAATTACTAACTATATCGTTAATAATATCAGGCTGATCAGCTAATAAGTAATCACAATGCTTAGCAGTAAAGTAAGGAAATAGACCTTTGCGTTCATTTTCATACATTATACGTGCATTGTAGTATAATGCTAACTTACGTAAATTCTCATAATACTCTTCAGCTGTTGCAGGTCTACCAGTATATTCGGCTACTATAATATCATAGTACTCTTCAAAGTTCTAAAACCTCTTATATACTATAGATGATCCTAATGAATTAGTACCAGACTAGTCATGATCATAAGGGTCTACACCTATTATATATAATCCAGCTGTTGCATCTTTAGCTGGATGTTCCCATATAACTATTGAACCAGTAGGATCATCATCTTTACCAAGTGGATACTTAGTAACATCACCGTGTTTCTTAGGTATCCATTTGATACTACCAGACTCATCAAATATTAAATCACCCACTTGTTTATGATTCTATAACTAAGTATTAGTACGAATAAGTCCTAATTGCTCCTGTAATTCTTTCTTAGGAAATATATTACCGTTAAATTCTAGCATTGCTTCTTGTGGAGTAATAGGACGCTCTGCAACATAACGGTCTATAGCTGTAGTATTAGTAGCTGTACTTATTACCTTTCTACGTTCATCTAATATAAATTCAAGGGAAGGTTTAGTAATGGTATTACCATCATCATCCATATATATTCTATTACCATCGTCATCTCTCGTATCTAGATTAGTATACTATGGAACAAAGAATCCACACAATTTATCTGTAGGTGTACTATCCCATATGTTCTCAAATCCTAAACAATTGTATCCATCTGGATTATAGAACATATCTTTCATAGTTTCAAATGCAGAGCCTTCGTCACCACCAGTTCCCCATACAATCATAGTACCAAACGCTACACCATCTTGTTCTACAGATGGTCTAGCAATTTGCCACGCAGCACCTAATTCTGAGAATGAACCTCCTTCTTCAAATAGAATTAATTTAGCACGTTTACCACGTACTACATCAGGATTATCTTTCAAAGTAACGCCAATAATCTCTGACTTATAACCCATTTCTACTTCATTGCCAAATTCATCTTTAGTCCAGAATCCAGCTCGTTTACGCATAGTACTGTTAACAGATCGTTTCTTACCCCAAGCTGTATTCTTATCTATAAAGTCCATATAGTCCCAAGCTTTAGTAAGGATACCATCTTCCGTAAGATACTGTTTATTAGAAGCATATATATATGTTTTGCTATTAGGTATCAAATAATAATTACGACATGCCATAGCTCCACCTTTGTAACTATATCCTTTACGGCGTGATTTAAGTAAACATATGTGTTTTCCTTTATCTTCTGCTTCTTGTACTGCCTAGAAGTAGAAATAGTCATAATCATAGAAATCAGGGAATGTTACTACACTATCTCTTTTTATTTTAGTTTCTCCATTAGGTAGTTTAGTAATAGTGTTAACTATACGTTGCATTGGACAAAAGTTAATATAAAAATAGTTATACCCAGTGATGTAATCTCCATCCTCTGCGGTATAACCATTAATGCAACGATCTTTCTATTCGTCCCAGTATGTATAATATTCAGTACAGCCAGCAGGATATTGACAGTACTTTCCAGTTTTAATAAATTCTAGTGCTGGCTATCTAAATTTATTAGAATTTTTAATTTTTTTATTGAAGTCTATCATGTATTTTATTTTTTAATTCATCTATATTACACTTATAATAGTGTAGTTTTCTATGACAGTTAGCGCATAATATAACGCATTTATTTATTTCTTTGTTTATAGTATCAGTAGAATGAGAATTCATATGAGATAGAGATTCATATTTGTCATTTAAGTGATGAAAATCTAAGCATGCTACATCAGAT